GACCAGGGCGTGTGGGTCAAGTTCTCCTAAACGAGGCCGTCCATGCTGATCACCCGTCAATCTCTCCAGTCTGCTTTCGTCGGCTTCAATGCGGCCTTCCAGGTTGGCCTCGGAATGGCAACGCCGCAATGGTCACGCGTTGCGACCTTGGTTCCCTCAACCACCAAGACCCAGGAATATGGCTGGCTCGGAAAATTTCCGGGCATGCGCGAATGGATCGGCGACCGCGTGGTCAACGGTCTTGCCCGTCACGGCTATGCGCTGACCAACAAGTCGTACGAGACCACGATCGGCGTCGATCGCGACGACTTCGAAGACGATAATCTCGGCATCTACGGTCCGATGTTCCAGCAGCTCGGCCAGAATGCCACGCTGTTTCCCGACGAGCTGGTCTGGGGCCTGTTGAAGAACGGCTTTGCGACCAAGTGCTACGATGGCCAGTATTACTTCGACACCGATCACGTCGTTCTCGACGCCGTCGGCAAAGAGACGTCTGTCGCCAACACCGATGGCGGCAATGGCACGGCTTGGTTCCTGGTGGATGACAGCCGCGCCTTGAAGCCGCTGATTTACCAGCAGCGTAAGCCGTTCGACAACCTGATCCGCAAGGACCAGGAGAGCGACGACAACGTCTTCTTCAAGAAAGAATATGTCTACGGTCTCGATGGTCGTTGCCAGGTCGGTTTCGGCTTCTGGCAACAAGCTTGGGGTTCGAAGCAGACGCTCGACGCGACCCATTACGAAGCTGCCCGCGTCGCGCTCGGTAGTTTCAAAGCCGACTACGGCAAGCCGCTCGCAATCAACCCGCGCCTGCTGATCGTGCCGCCGTCGCTGGAAGGTGCTGCCCGCAAGATCGTCGGCAACCAACTGACAGACAATGGCGGCACCAACCAGTGGTTCGGCACGGCCGAGGTGCTGGTCTGCCCTTGGCTCGCCTAATCCAACCGCCTCCCAGGGCAACGGACCGTCAGCTTCGGCTGGCGGTTCCTGATGCAAGAGCCGGCTTTCGGCTTTTTCACCAGGAACCGAAAAGGAAAAATCCATGGCTGTGAAGAAAGACGACAGTGCCGGCAGCACCGAGGAGAGCTGGCTGGAGAAGGTCAAGGAACTGACCGAAGACGAGTTCAAAAAACTCTATCCGCTGACCCATGCTCTGATGCTTGCCTGGGATAAGACGGTCGAACCTGTGTTGCGGGTCATCTCCTCTGTTGCCGGCTTCCGGCGTGGTGGCATTGTTCATACGACCCAACCCGCCCTTCACGACCTGCGGGATCTGCATCCGGAAAAGATCGAGCAGATCCTGGCAGAGCCTGCACTGACGGCCGACCTGGTTGAAAAGCCTGCCCAGCCAGAACCCGCTGCCGACATCAAGTCGGAAGCCTAAGGGGCCGCCATGACCTATTGCACGAAGCAGGATCTGATTGACCGGTTTGGCGAGAAGGAGCTGATCCAGCTGACCGACCGCGTCACATCGCCTGCTTCGGCAATAGACGACACCGTGGTCACCCGGGCCATCGCCGACGCCACCGCTCTTGCCGATGGTTATATCGGCAAAGCTTACAGCCTGCCATTGCCGACCGTGCCCGATGTCGCCCGCTACTATCTGCACTTCAAGGGCGTCGACAAGGACAGCCCGATCCAGCGCGCCTACGACCAGGCGGTCAACTATTACAAGGATGTCGCCAAGGGTATCGTGCAACTGGTCGAGACGGACACCGGTGAAGTGCCGGTTGCCTCGGGTGGCGGTCAGGTCAAAGTCGTTGCCTCGCCCAAGGTTTTCTCCCGCCAGTCGCTCAGGGGATACTGACATGGCCGGAACCTCGATCGAGATCCGCGACGGCATGTCGCCCACGCTCAATCGCCTCGTGACGATTTCGGACGATCCGGCCGAGATCATGAGCGATATCGCGGCCTACCTCTTGACCTCGACCCAGCAGCGGTTCGAGCGGGAGACGGGACCGGACGGCCAGAAATGGCAAGCGCTTAAAGCACGAACCGCCAGCGCCCGCGCTGGCCGAGGCCGAAAGGCACGCGGCTCCGATCATATCTTGCGTGACACCGTGCGGCTCTACAGCTCGCTGACCACGGCATCCGATGCCCGCAGCGCCACGGTCGGGACGAATGTCGAATATGCCGCCATCCATCAGTTCGGCGGCGTCATCAAGCAGGACGCCCGCACACAGAAACTGAGCCTGAAGCGCATCCGAGGGAGCAAGAAGGTCCGGTTCGTCAAGGCCGGCACCAAAGGCGCCACCGAGCGCGAGGCCACGATCGGCGCGCGCGAAATCACCATTCCGGCACGGCCTTATCTCGGCATCAACGACGCCGATCGCGATGAAGTCGGCGCCATCGTCATGACCGGCTTTGGAAAGGCCATTGAATGATTGTCTTTGAAGTTATCGACCGGCTGAAACAGGCCGGCACGCCTTTCGTCCTGGTCGAAGGGGCGAACGAGCTGGCGCAGGTCGTAGACCGGCCGACCAATACGCCTGTGGCCTATGTGTTTATCAGCGGCGAAGCTTCTGAAGAAGACCAGCGGGCGACCGGCCCTGTGTTTCAGCGCACGTCCGTCGACATTTCCGTGGTGATCGTCACCGAAAACGCGGCCGGCGCTGAAGACGCCGCCCGCGACATCGAGGCGCTGAAGGCATGGGTTCGCGGCAAGCTGCTCGGCTTTACGCCAACGGATGCCGATCCGCTCGAACACGTCACCGGAAAACTGCAGCAGGCAAAGGACGGCATGGTCTGGTTCGAAGACGTGTTCGGGACCGCCTTTTATCAGGAGGAACAGCCATGACGAACCCACACAAAGGCGGCAGCTACCGCCGCAATCCGGACGGCAGCCTGACCCGCATCGAAGCCGAGGCGCCGATTGCAATTCAGCCGGAAGCGGCGGCCGTCGAAACAACCAACGAAACACCTGATGCAGGCGACGAAACCAGCACCAAGAAGGGGAAGGCCTGAGCCATGAGTAAATCCGCACGCAATAAGGCCCTGCTGGTCAAGCTGGAAGCAACGTACGGCACGGATGTCGTTCCAACGGGTGCTACCAACGCGATCCAGGCCAGCAACTTCAATTTCGAGCCGCTGCTCGGTACCGATGTCAGCCGCGATTTGATCCTGCCTTACATGGGTCACCAGGGCGTTATCCTGACCGGCAACTACGCCCGCGTCGGCTTCGACGTCGAGATCGCCGGTTCCGGCGCTGCCGGGACCGCTCCAGCCTGGGGTGTGCTGATGCGCGCCAGCGGCATGGCCGAGGTGGTCACGGCCGCCACCGACGTCAAGTACACGCCTGTCTCTGACGGCTTCGAGTCGGCATCGATATATTTCGTCCAGGATGGCATCAGGCATATCCTGCTCGGTGCACGCGGCACTTGGAAGCTCAACATGCAGCCGAGCCAGATTGCCCGCTACAGCTACACGCTGACCGGCCTGCTCGGCACAATCACGGATGCCGCCAACCCGGCGATCGACACGGCCAAGTTCATCAAGCCGGTTCCGGTCTCCAAGGCCAATACGACCTTCTCGCTGCTCGGCTATGCCGGTGCCTGTGAGGCGTTCTCGTTCGATCTCGCAGCCGACATCCAGCCGCGCCTTCTGATCAATGAGGAGAGCATCGAATACACCGATCGCCAGATGACCGGTGAGGCGACGATGGCGACGACATCTCTTGCGACTGTCGACTGGTTCGCCAAAGCGCAGGCCCACGATATCGGCGTTATGGCGGCCCAGCATGGCAAGACTGCCGGCAACATCGTCCAGTTCGATGCGGCCCGCGTGCAGATCGGCCGCACGACCTATGGGGAAACCCAGAAGATCCTCAACAACAAGATGCCGCTGATGTTGCTGCCGACTGTCGGCAACGACGAGTTCACCATCACCGTCAAGTAAGCCCTGAAGGGCGTTCAAAAGAGGCTTTAAAGCATGTTCAAACTCGTTCCCGTCCTGACTGCCTGGTGGCCGGTTTCCGTTCTGCAGCCGGACACTGACAATCCCGGCAAGCTGAAGGAAGAAACCTTCGAAGTCGAACTGGCGATCCGGAGCAAAGACGAGTTGAAGGCCTATGATGACAAGCGCGCTGATCTGGTCAAGCAAATGCCCACCGCCGATGAGTTCGCGGCTGATGTAAAGGCCGCGTCGGAAAAGGCGGTCGCGATCCGCAAGCAGATCGAGGACCATGACCAAGGTATGTTCCACCTGATGGTCACCAACTGGCGCGGCATTCTGGATGTCAACGATCAGCCGCTACCGTTTACGGCAGACAATCTCGACATGGCGCTTGGCTTCGACCGCATCCGTGTCGGTCTCAACCGCGCCTATGATGAAGCCGTCTCCAACGACAAGGCCCGCTTGGGAAACTCGAAAAGCTTGCACTGAGCTGGGCGCTGCACCGGACAGGCAAGACCGACCGGACCAAGCCGCAGCCGATGACGGACACTGTCCGTGACGAGTTTGCGGCCTTCGGTCTCAAGATCGAGGCGGATGACGATGGCGGCGACGAGGACTTCGATCCGGTCGCCGCCTGCAATTGGGACAGTCTCTTGGCGTTCCTTGCCTGCGATACGCAATGGCGCGTCGTCGGTGTCGGCCTTGGTGGAATGATCTGGATCGGTCTCGATTATGTCGCCTGCGACGTGGTGTTCCGCAGGGGCAAATATGCCGACCATGTCTGGGACGATTTGCGGGTGATGGAGGAAGCGGCGCTGCCCATCCTCAACAGTGGAGACGATTGATGGCCACCCCTTTGAAGCTTGCCGCCACCGTCACGCTCGATGCCAGTCAGGTACCGGCCGGCGCCCAGGCCACAAAGCAGGCGATCGCGAGCATCGGCACTGAGGCGGCCGCCACCACCGGCAAACTGCAAAAGCTGATCGATGCTGAGCTTGGCATTGCTAGGCCGGCCGCGAACAGCAATTCCCGCGCGGCCGAGATCGCCGCTTATGGCGCCGAACTTGACCGGCTTCAGGCGAAGTTCGATCCACTGTTCGCCGCCCAGCTGAAGTACCGAAACGCCCTGCAGCAGATCGACCAGGCGCAACGGCTTGGCGTTATCTCGGCATCCCAGGCCATCGACCTGAGGCTGAAGGAAACCAGCGCCTATAACGCGCTTGCCTCGGCGGCCGCCAATGCCGCTGCCGCCAATAAGCGCTATGCCGAAGCCGCCGTTGCCAAGGTGACGGTCACGCCCGATCGCGGCGCAGACATCGCCGCCTATGGCGCGGAATTGGATCGGCTCCAGGCGAAGTTCGATCCGCTGTTCGCCGCCCAGCAGCGTTACGAAAACACCCTTCAGCAAATCAGCCAGGCGCAGCAGGTCGGCGCGATCTCGGCGTCTCAGGCGGTTGACCTGAAGCTGAAGGAAACGAATGCCTATAATGCGCTGACGTCTGCCGCCAATAATGCTGCAGTCGCCAACAAGCGCTACGCCGAAGCCGCCGTTGCCAAGGTGACGGTGACGCCCGATCGTGGTGCTGACATTGCAGCCTATGGCGCCGAACTGGACCGGCTGCGCGCGCAGTACAATCCGCTCTATGCCGTCACGGTATCCTATAAGAATACTGTCGCTGATATCCGGGAGGCGCATAAGGCTGGCGCGATCTCCTCGGATGAAATGACGGCCGCAATCAGCCGGCAGCGGCAGGCGACGCTTGCTCAGATCGATGCGATCAAGCGCCGCAATTCTGAGGACGGCCAAGGCCAGTTCCGTCGCCAGAACCTGACCTATCAGCTGTTCGACATTGGCCAGGGCGTCGGCGGCGGCATGCCGCTCGGCATGATCCTGGCACAACAGGGACCGCAGATCGTCCAGATGTATGCCGGCCAGGGCGGCGTGAATGCTGCGCTGAAGGATCTTGGCACCGTCGCGGCTGGCGCGGGCCGTCTGATCACGCCGCTCTCTGTCAGCGTTGCTGGACTTGCCACGGTGGCTGCGATCGGCGCGAGCGCCTGGAGCGGATACCTGTCTTCAATCAAGGAAGTGGAGACAGCCGCGAGTGGTCTCGGCCGGGCCGTTGCCGGATCTGCTGCCAGCATGGAAGCCTCTGCCCAGGCTGGAGCCGCGAGCGCCGGCCTCTCGGTCAAGTCGGCCCGCTCGATGGAAGCTGCGTTTCTTCGCACTGGCCGGATAGGGTCCGAAAACTTCGAAGGCCTCATCGCGATCAGCAAGGACTTTGCGGCAACGATCGGCACGGATGCCGCCTCGGCGGGCCAGGCGCTGGCCGATCTGTTTGCCGATCCCGCCAAGGCCGCCCAGGTGCTGTATCAGCAGTACGGCCTGATCGACGCGGCGACAGCAAAACAAGCGACCAATCTGGCGGCACAGAACAGGCAGTCCGAGGCGCAAGCACTTTTGCTCAAAGCGCTGCCATCACAATTGGCATCGGCCGCTGAAGCGACCACCGCACTTGGGCGCGCTTGGGAGAAAGTCAGCAATTTTTCGAGTAATGCCTATGATGCGATGGGGCGCGCTATCGACAAGGCTGCCGGCATTCAAACGCTCGATCAGAAAATCGCTGCAGCGGAAGCGCTTCGCACCCGATTGGCCTCGAACCCGCTTCAGTCGTTCAACCTTTTCAACCCTGCCGGCGCGCAGGACGCGGCCAATCTGGCGAACCTCGAAAACCTCCAGGAGGAAAAGCGCCGGAGAGATGCGGCCGACGCGGAGCGCCAGCGCCGGGCGGCCGAGATCAGACAGAGCCAGGCGGCTCTAAGCGCTGCCGACGCAGTCCCTGCCAACGCCGATGTTGCTCAACGCCAGAGCCTGACCAACAGCATCGCGGCCATGCAGTCAGGCCTTAACATCCCCTCGCTCACACCAGAGGATCGCGCCAAGCTCGCGGCCGGCATCGAGGCCCAGACGCGAGCGCTCGATGCTCTCAACAATCGCCAGAGCCGTGCACTTGAGTTGGACCGCCTGGACATCCAGATCCAGAACGAGCGCAATCCCTTGGTTCGAGCCGATCTCGAAGCACAGCGGACCCGGCTGCAGCTTGCCGACCAGCAACTTAGCGCCGATCGGGTCGATGAAGAGGCTGCACGGGCACGCAACCGCGTCATCCAGGAGACGATCGTATCGGCTCAGACGCAGGCGGCCGATATGCAGAAGGAGGCCGCGATCCGCGCGGACCTTAATGCGCAGGTCGCGGCGGGCACTCTGACCAGCGAGCAGGCTCAAACGCGCCTTGAAGCCGAGTTGCAGTTGCGCCCGTTGATCGCGGCCGCAGCGCTCGCCGAGGGCGAGGCAAAGGCAAAGTTGCTCGAAACCATCAAGCAGTTGCGCGAAAGTTATGATGGACTTGCCGCTTCGCAGCGTGATGCCAACGCGGCCTCCTACCTTCAAAGCCAGACTGCCAATGTTGATCGCCTTCGCTTCCAGACGGCGATCGCGACACGACCGGCGTCAGACCAGTCTGGCTTGCTCGCGCAATATGATGCCGAAGTCAAAATCCGGGAGCTTGGCACAGACCCAACGTCCGACCGCGCCGAGGATATCCGTCGTGTGGCTCGGGAGACCGCTGCCTGGAATACGCAGCTGGCCAAGACGACAGAGGCTTGGAGTGCCGTCCAGCAGTCGGCCGGCAATACGATCGACAGCATTGTCGACGGTCTGTCGTCAGGCAACATCAAGGACGCCCTGAAGAACGTCGTCAGCGACATCAACAGAACCTTCCTGGAACTGGCGATCAAGAACCCGCTGAAGAATGCCTTGCTCGGCACGAATTCAGGAACATTGAACGATGTCGGCGGGATCGGCGGGATCTTTTCCAGGCTGTTCGGCGGGGGCAAGTCCAACACGGCCTCGATCGCCAGCAAGGCCTTGGGGCAATCCGTCGGTTCCATGCAGGTCACGGCCGGGACCGTGATGTTGAACGGCGGCGTCACCAGTGGATTGACCGGCCTGCTCGGCGGCTCACAGTCGGCGGCCAACAGCAATTCGAACATCCTGGACCTGTCTGCCTATCGCAAGGCGGTTTCCTCGATCGAGAGCAGCGGCAATTATTCGGCGCTCGGGCCAGTCACGGCCTCGGGCGACCGTGCTTACGGTGCCTATCAGGTCATGGGTTCCAACATTCCTTCCTGGACGAAGTCGGCGCTCGGCACGTCGATGACACCGAACGAATATCTGGCCAGTTCAAAGGCGCAGGACGCCGTGTTTGACAAGTATTTCGGGGCGTCGGTTTCCAAGTACGGCAATCCTCAGGACGCGGCCTCCGTCTGGTTTTCCGGCCGCCCGATGGCCAGCGCAGGCAATGTGTCGGATACGCTCGGCACGACGAGCA